CAACATTATTAACACCACCTAAAACTACATTATTAGTACCAGAACTACCCCCAGTATCCATATCAAAATCAAGAAATGAAAAAGTACTTAAACCATCACCTTCTCTTTGGATTAGGTCTGTTTTGATTATTCCTGTACTGGTAATATTTCCACTACTGATAGTACCGATATTGACTAAGTTTCTACTGCTATCAACGATATAAGTACCATTTAGTTGATACCCTGAACTATTAACAAATCCTGATGCTGCGTATATGTTGCCTGCAACATGAAGCTTTTGGCTTGGTGAATCAGTCCCGATACCAACATTTCCACCATAAGGGTTTAATGCTAATTCATCGGTTGTTCCATTTGACCTGCCTGACTGTATCGCATTTGTATCTGTCGTTGCATTAGCATAGCCCATATAAAGACCATATTCGTTAGCATGGTTAACCACAGACCTAAAAGTAGAATTAGATATAAAGTTGCTAAATGTAGACTGTGTGGTTGTGCTACCCCCTTTAACATGAAGCTTAGAACCTGGGGAACTAGTTCCTATACCAAAGTTACCATTAGTGCTTAGACGCATAAATTCAGAACCTTGCTTTCTAAAAATCATGTGCCTATTAGCAACAGTATCTAAAACTAAACCTTCTGAATTAGCAAAAACACGACCATAATTATTAGAGCCATCATAAAGTTCAAGATCACCACCAAGATAAAGGTCTTTAAATTTTGCTGCACTTGAACCTAAATCTATTGCGTTATCAGCATTTGCTGCATTTTGACGAGGAAACAAAGAACTATTTCTAAATAATAAACCTGCTCTATCAGAATAACGAATGTTATCAATAGCAAGATCAGTACCACTATTTGAAAAACTAATAGCTCCTATATTGATATTATTTTTTCTAAATACTGCTACATCGCCATCAGTTGTATTTCTGTTTAAAAGTAAAGGTGCATCACTAGCTGTAGCAAAACGTGCTTGTCCGTCTGCCATTAATCTTGCACCATCTCCTGATACTGAAGTAGCAGTAGTACCAACCAAGAAGTTGCCTGTGCTATCTATTCTAGCTCTTTCATTTGCACCATCAGTTTGAAATACTAAAGGTTTAGATGAGTATGAACGAATCAAAGGGTTTGCAGAGCCATCAAAAGATAAAGCTCCGATTGCTGATGTATCACCCCATTGTAAAGCTACACTACCATTGCCAAAAGCATTTACTGTACCTGCAACATCTAACTTAACAGAAGGTGAACTAGTTCCTATGCCAACTTTGCCTGAATTTTTTACTGATAAAACTGATTCGTATGCAGAACCATTCCATCTTTGCCCATCAATAATGTCACCAGCATTACCACCATTTCTTACTCTAAGTGTTGCTTCACTTGCAGAAAATATATTAGTTGATAATAGTGTTTGTCCGCTTACTTGTAATTTATGAGTAGGGTTGTTAGTTCCTATACCAACATTACCACCATTAAAATAAGAACTGCCTTCAGAATTTATAAATACATTTGTGCTATTACCATCTTCTTTGAGAGTAATTTGTCCATCACCATCGCCACCAACACCAAGCAATACTCTTGATAACCCTGGATTATTTGGGTCATTAATAGATATATAAGAACTAGCATCTGAATCAGCAGAACCTATAACAGTTAAGCCATGAGTAGGCGAGCTAGTTCCAATACCTACGCTTGATGAAAAATTAGCTCCACCAGAAACATCTATCCCTGTTGCAGTTGTTTCAAGCTTTTTAACAGCATCATAGTAAAGTTCTACTGATCCATTGTTTGTACAATGTATAAAACTTTCACCACTTGCTGCTTGCAATCTAAGTTGTGTTGCTCGTATTAAAAGAGAGCCTGGTCCTTTTTCATCTATAAAAGAATTTGCACCATCAGAATAAATTTCTAAATCATTACCATCACCAAAAAAAGCTTTCTCTCCATCTGGAAACGATATACCAGCTCCTGCTGTAAGCATGGCAGATATATAACCACCATTAAAACAACAATGACTTGAGCCCATTAATAAGAAGATATGTCGTTTAACAGCTTTACTAATACCAGACTCTTGCATATCTTTGACATGACCTATCTCAGAGTTCATGTCTTGCATAGCCTGTTCTATGGTTCTTCTATTTATAGATTCATTAACAGGATCATATTGTGGTGGTACTAAAGGTAATGCTTTGACTGTTTTTTCTGCCATTATCTTTTCCCATCTGGTCTAATATCTAATCTTAAATCCCCCAATCTCCAACCATAATCACTTGATGTGTTAGATATTTTTAAACTTGCTTGCCTACTCCTAGCACGTGTGTTTACAAAAGTAGAGGCAGGAGTAATATCAAATGACCCTAAGTTTTGTTTTGCTTGCAATGGATAATCTCTACCATCTATCTTATAAGTTACTGTGTTTGTTGAACCGCTTTGATCCCTGAACTCTATATCAGGTATAAGCTGTGATATTAAAACATAATCTTCACCATCAGGATCAAGATCAAAATCACTTGACTCTATAAATGCACTAAAGCTTGTACCATCTGCTGCGTGAGCTATCTCATGGTTGTATAGGTAGTTTAAATTAGTATCATCTAGTTTGCCTGTAGCTAATGGATATATTCTAGTTGGTGCTTCGTTCCATGCAGTTCTTGTAAAGCCATCAGCATTTGTACCAATAGTCCATGTTTGTTCTAAGTAATTGTATATAACGTACTTATCAACTTCATTAGAACCTTCTGAACAATAAAACCATATCACTTCATTAAACTCTGGATTGCTACCACCAAACACTTTAAATGTTTGTTCATAGTTAAAATCACCAAAGATGTGATCTAATACTGTGCATGGCAATCTTTGTGCAGCACCTGTGTAAACATAAAAAGCTCCACGATCCATAAAGAATACTTTGTTATCTGCTACGATAGCTGCGTTAGGAGATATCATAGATACACCAGAAGCAACCTCATTAAAGTTAAATATAAATGGTGCACCAACAAATCGCATAGATATAAGTCCTGCGTCTGTAAAGATAATTATTTCTTGTCTTGTTCTAACTGCACCAACAATAGTACTGCCTAGTGATAATCTAACACCACCTGCTGAGTTAGTTGCTGTTGGTGTCCAATCTATGTTTGATTCTGATGTTGAAAATCTAACTAGTAATGGATCAAGTGTAGTAGAACCAATAGGATTACAGCCGAAAGCAATTACGTGTCTATCAATATCTGACATCATAATTTGTAAAACTTTTACAGGCGGATTGCTTGCACCACCTATAGCAGTTGCTTCTACAGCTCTTGTAGTTACACCTGCAGATTCATCCCAAACATAGTAACTTCCTAGCCTTACTGCTGCTAAAGCATCATCACCAAAGTTATCTAAGCTCCAAAGTCTTAACTGGTTAGTGTCATCAATAATAGCAACTGATCCATAAGAACCACTACCCATACTACCTGAACCCCAACCTGATGCTGGCACGTATGTATCTAGTCCTGTGTTTACTTGATATTGTGCTGTAACTGCACCACCACCATTGCCTGTGTCTGATCCGTTAGCTGCTTTTGGTGTGCCAGGATAACCAGACCCTGCAACCTTTGCAGTTATCTTGTAAGTGTTAACATCTACAATCTCATCTATCTGATACTCTTGATTTAATACTGTACCAAATATAACACCACCTAATGATGCAGCACCTGAGTAAGTAACAAAATCACCAGCTACTGCTTCATGTCCTGCGTCTGTTACTGTAAGTGTTGTATCTCCTGCAACTGCTGCAAAAGTAGCAGCATTAGTTGTGGTCTTTCTTATAGGTGTAATGTCGTGATATGTATTACCTTCTTGTATATACAGCTTTTGATGTGTGCCTAAAACTGTATAGTTTGTTTGTCCAATATCCCTATATGTATGTATCTTTCGACAAGTACCTATGAAAGCATCTGTTGATTGTTTTTCCCAACCACCGATTCTTTCTGGTCTGCCTTTTCTAAATCTAACCTTATCAGCATCAAACCAACCACCTTCATTAGAGTAGTTAGTACCTTCCTTAACAATGCCTGGTCTAAATACATACTTAGCAAGTGTCATTAAATATTACTCCAGTCCTCACCTTCCCAGAGAATAGCTTCAGCATCACGTCTTCTGACTAAGCCTTCGCTTATTTCTCCATTTACTTTATTCCATCTTTTGATTTGACTTGGTACAAGATGATAATCACCAGCATTAAGCAACTTTCTTAATGTGCTGTTTGCTAAATTTGTTGGACCTAAATTGTAAGTAAAAGATACCAAAGCATCAAACTGACATTGTTCTAACGGAACAGTAATGTATTTTTCTACATAACCTTCATACTCTTCTAGTTCTTCATCAAGCCATTCATCTGCTTGTTCTTGTGTACAGGTATCACCCAATGCTACGTTTTTGGTTTTTCCATACGCAATCGTAGGAACTCCAGCTTGGCACAGGTATGCTTCTAATTTGCAACCTTCAAACTTTTTAATTATTGCTTTGCCTTCTTGTGACGTTTCCATCTTCATCCTCCTCTTTATCAAGTTCTCGATAATATTCAACAACTGATAAAATTTGTTTAATATACCTTTTTTGTTCTGCTGTATTGATTGATAAGTTTTCATAGTCTTTTGTACTCAATGCATAGTATGCACGTCTTGGTGCTTTGCCTTGCTCTACTAAATCTAAATATTCTTGCATTAGTTCTGGTGTCAGCACTTCCCAATCTACATCAACTAATTGCAGTTCCATCGGCAAGGGTGGATGAAACATTGGTGCTTGTTCTTGTATAGTAACAATTTCTACAGGCTTTGTGCTCTGAGGCAGTAATGAACAGCCACTCACAAATATTATGCTACTCAATATTAATTTCTTCATCATCAAATTGATCTGGGTTAGTTAGTGCTATTAGTTCTTCCTTGACACGTTTAGTACCATCATTTACTCTTTTTTGTATTAACCCAGGTTTAGCCAATGCAAGTTTATCTAGGTCATGTTTTGCGAAAGTGTTACGAAGTTGGTTTACTTCTCGTAATGCTTCCTGTTTTTGCTTTTCTATTATTTGTATTTGTTGTTGTACCTTCTCTGCTTTCTCCAGATGATTTTTGATTGATTCGTTCTGTTCTGCTATTTGTGTTTCTAAAACTATTTGATTGCCTTTAAGTGTAGATATTTCATCTAACAATCTATCTATATACCAAGCACTTGCTGCAATGCTTGACAAAAGTAAACCACCTAATATTACTGCTAACTTTGTTCCCATGTATATACCTTAATTGCTTTGCTTTTACCTTTTACCTTAATACTTCCTAAAGATTTTAAATTATATGATGATGCTTTCATAGTGCTATCTGCTATTACTAAATTTACACCAAGCTCTTTACAGCTTGATTCCATTCTTGCTCCAAGGTTTACAGCATCACCTATGGCTGTATAATCAAAGCGTGTTGCACTTCCCATATTTCCTATCACAGCTGGTCCAGAGGATAATCCGATTCCAATTTCAATTCCTAAGTCTGCTGCTTCTATGTCGTGTTTTATTTGAATCGCTGTTTTTATAGCAGCATCTTCGTGATTGTCTAAATCAAGTGGTGCATTAAAGATAGCCATCATTGCATCACCTATGTATTTGTCAACCATGCCACCATTAGCTTGTACTGCACTTGCCTGTATAGTAAGAGCTTTATTCATTAGCTCTGTTACTTCTTCTGGCTCTAGTCTTTCACTAAGAGATGTGAATCCTCTAACATCAGTAAATAAGAAGGTAGCATATTTTTTTTCTCCTGAAAGTTTTAAAAGGTCTGGATTATCTTGTAATCTTTTAACCTGTCGTGGATCAAGATAGTGTTCAAATTGTTTTTTGATTTGTTCACGCAACTTATATTGTTCTCTAAATCTAAAATAAAATTCTTGTGCAGATATAAGTACTGATGATAATAAAGTATAAGTTACATCAATAAGTATATTCTGTTGTATCAAATACCAACCACCATAAGCAGTCAATCCTATTGTAGTTGTTGCAGCTAAAAGGCTCTCAAGCAAACCGAAATATTTAATCGAAATATATATGACTAAAGAGATTAATATGAATATGAATATCTCGAATATTAAATGAGAGCCAGGAATCTGTGGGCTTTCGTTTATAAGCATTGATTCAGCTAGTGCTGCTTGTATCATGTGTGGGTTTTTTAATCCATCACTTGTGCTTAACTGTGGCATTATGCCTTTAGCTGTAACCCCAACAAAAACAAACTTACCTTCAACATTCATTTCAGATAAAGTTGTTTGTGGTGTATCTACCCAGCTAATCCATTTACGACCTACACTATCTACACTAACTGGAGGCAAGCCCTGCACAGCTATTTCTACAACGGCTGATTCTTCTGTTTTGATGATGTACGAGTTTGCTTGTACAAGGCTCTTTAAAACTTGTGTACCAAAAGATGCTACCCACCCATCAGGTGTTTGCATCAATAAAGGTAACTGTCTTACTAATCCATCTACATCAATAGGTGCAGAAACTACACCCTGTAATGCATTGGTTTTTAGTATATCTATATTTTCTAGAATACCTTGCAACTGAATACCATCTGCTGCTGGTCCTAAAAATATTGTTCCTTCTGTTGGTGGATATTGATTGTTATCTATTTCAGGCATAGCAATAACGCTAGGCGAATATGATAAAGCTTCTGCAAATATTTCATCTCCGCCAAACCTATCAGGTTCAGGAAACAAAATAACCCAACCAACTCCGAGTGCTCCTTTGTTTAAAAGATCAACGTGTATCTGTGCTAAGTCTTGTCTTGGAAATGGATAGCCACCACGTTTCTGTACGTCTTCATCAGTTATATTTAAAATTACAAAGTTGCCTGATGGCTCTGGTGTTTTTACAAAAGCATCAAATGTCTTTAACTTTAAAATCTCAAGTGGAGTTACTTGAAATGCTAGTGGCAAAATAAATATTGCGATGAACAATAGATATCTTTTCATTAACCTTGAGTAATCCTAATTACTGATGATGATCCATTATTTATGGTTATGCTTTTAGATACACCATCTTGTACAATTATTACGCTGTATGCTTGATCTGCACTAAGTACTAAATTTACATACTGATTTACGTTTCTAATAATATTTATTTGGTCGCCTTGTAAGATTGTTGTAATCTGTGTTTCAAGGTCTTGTCCTAGTTTTGTACCGCTTATAGGTATGCCACCCACAAACTGTGCAAGCTCATCTTCTTCTTCCTCTACACCTAGCTCATCTATAACATCTAACAAATCTTCTAGAAAGTTTACATTTAAATAATCTATATCAAGTTCTGTAAACTCAAAGTCTGGGTCTTCTTCTAATAAATCTTCAGCTAAATAATCTATATCTAAATCTGTAAACTCTAGATAATCATTTTGATTATTTGCTTCTTCTTCTTGAACTAATGCTTCTTCTTTAGGTGGTGAAACAATTAACATATTGTCTATCATGTCTAATGTAATATCTAAAGTAAGTGGGCTTGTAGGATTAGATTCATATAAGCTTGTTGTTGTTGCTTGATATGGTTTGTCTAATACTACAGAACCTGTAGCAGTAGATACAACTATCTCTCCACTAGATATGCCATCTATATCTGGCAATAGTATTATTAGTGATCGCCCTAATTCATCAACAGTAACTGTAAAGTCTGTACCTCTAATAGCTATATCAGCTGTTGGTGTTTTAAGAGAAATATTTTTTTTGTCTATTTTATTTAAGGCACTACTGACAAAACGTATTGTGCCACTAGCAAACTTCAAAGCCATCTTTGAGTTACTAGGATTAGGATCAAATATATATTCGTCAATTACTAATTTAGAATGTTCAGTTAGTCTTACTATGCTGTCATCTAAAAAAGTTATTGCTATTCTGCCTTTAGCAGTACGAACATTATCGTATAAGTTTAAGTCAAAATCTAAAGTAGCATCATAAGGCTTATCCCTTACAACCTGCCCATAACCATTTAACTCTGTTATATCTCCTATAGTATCAGCATGAAGTGGACATACCACCATCATTTTGAATAATACAGATATTATTATTCGATCCATTACTTGTAATCTTTAACCAATCTTGTGCAAGAGTACTTGCTTGTGTAATGTTAAATGTATTGCTTGAACCATCTAGATCAAGATAAAAATATCCTGAGTCTGAGGCTGACACTCCACTATAACCACTACCAGAAAATGTAATAGAGTTAGAACTACCATTCACATCTACATAGTTTGTAGCATTAGAATAATTGATGTCAAAATCAAATTCGTTTGAATCACCAAGAATGATCCAGTCTAAATCTAAATAATCTGCTTCTGCACTATTTGCAATATCTAATGTAAATTCGTTACTTGAACCTGTTACATCTACATTAAGGTTTGCATAGTCACTTACATTCAATCCTGTTGTATCAAAATCAATATCAAAAACGTTTGAATCACCAGTAAAATCAAATGTCCCTGTAAAGTTAGAACCTAAAATACCACCAGTAATAAACTTGTTTGATGAACCAATTTGATTAAGATCAAGCGTCATGGTGCTTCCATTTAAAATAGCTGATGTCATTGTGCCAAAGATTGCTTCTGTGCCACCAATTAAATTAGAAGAACCAAGCTGCTCAATATCAATACTAGCATTACTACCAGTTTGTTGCACATAGATTTCATTATCAGCATTAAGATAAATAGAAACTAAAAATATAATTGTTATTAGTTTATTCTTCATATTTCCAATATCCTTTTTCAAAACCTAAGTTTATTAAATTAACAATAGATGTTTCTATTGCTGCCTGCAAAGCTATTGATTTACTTTCATTCATTGCATTACCTGTTTCAAATTCTACTAATCTTGTATAGTCATCTACATATCTAAACAAATCACTATTCAATGCAACAGACAATATAGTTTTAGATGATAGATTTTCTAAAAGAATCTCTCCTGTGCTTACAGAAACAATTCTCAAAGAAACTACTACTGTATCTTCTCTATATTGTTTTGAGTTACCAATGCCTAAATATCTAGCACCAATACCTCCAGATAATAAATTTGTGTTGTAATCAACAACATTGCCTTCAACTATCAAACCAGCAAACAACAAAGGTACTTGCTCAGTTTCATCGTCAAACCTTTCTCTAGTAGAACGTATTATCTGACGTTCTCTAGTAATATGATCTAATCCTATTCGTTCTACAACTCTAAAAAATTCTGATTGTTTTAATGCACGTATTAAATAATTTTCTGGTGCTTGTGTAAGTGCTGTAGAAAAATTTGCGTAACCATCTACACTTTTTCTTTGTCCTGTCATATCTGTAAACCTATAGACAGCTACAACAGGTTTCTTATAAAAATCTAATGGCTCTACTTCTTTTATTGCTTTTGTGACTGGTTGATCTATTCTTGCTTCTTGTGAATAACATTGTGCTTCAGAAATAATCGTAACTACATCTTTATAGTCTTCTTGTGGGTTTCCTAAACATGGTGATAGATACTGCCAATTAGATGCACAACTACTGACCAAAGCCAAAGTCACCGATAGGGATAGTAATTTCTGTAGTAGTTTCATCTAGTGTGTTGTATATAGTTAATGTAATGCTTGTGCCATCGCTGGTCCATGTAATAATATTATCAAACAATTCAAATGAACCTGACTCTGCTGGATTTTCTCCAAACAACTGTTCAACTAATTGTCTTGATAGCTGTGCAAAAATACGTGATTCAAAGTTACGTATAAATCTTGCAAGTGTTGTGTTCTCAGCATCTCTTTCTAATTCATCTTTCAAAGCTTGTATCTCAGCTTCTAATGCTTCACGTCTAGTAAATTCTTGGTTTTCTATAGTCAAGTAGTGTGCTGATGTACCTACTCCACTAAAAGAAGGGCTTTTGAATTTGAATGAAAGTTCATCCGAACTTACGGGATACGAAAAAATTATTAAAAAATATACTGTGTTAAATCCAAAAACCCTAGTCTTTTCTTTGATCATCTCTATCTGCCTTCGCTATTTTATTACTATCTATTAATTGTGGCACACCTAATATAGTTTTTATAAGTGTGTCCTGACGAATTATTTCGTTGTCTAAGCTACGAATCCTATCAATGAGTGCTACTAGTATGCCATGTTGAGAATCAAGCTTTGTACCTAATCTCTCTTCCATCTGTGTAATAGCAGCATTTACTTTATCATCAACAGTATCAAGCTTAGTTTCCATGCCATCAATAATACGCATGATTAGTTTCCAAACAAAAAAACCTAAACCTATTGCTGCAGCTATTGGAAAGCCCAGCTCAGTTATAAGTCTTATTGCATCATCCATCTTCTGGTATGAACAGTCCTTGCTCGATTAATCGTTGTCTGTTGTTCATGTGTTCTTCTTCTACGTCAGCTTTGCTTTGACCAAAGTAATAAACACATAGATTTTTTTGAACCATAGCTTCATTAATGTTTGTGCCATCAACTATAAGTTCTCCTAAAACTCTGCCATATTTGCCCTTAGAATCTTTAAGTTTTGTTCTTATTTGAATAAGTTCGCCCTCTTCTACCATAGTTTGAACAAATCCAGCAGCCATTCTACCTCTAGCTTTTTCATCTTTATTTCTTGTTCTGCACTCTGGTGTGTCTATTCCATATAAACGTACACGACATTTATGCAAAATATTAAAACCTAAATCTAAAGTAACATCGATAGTATCGCCATCAACAACTCTATCTACTGTACAACTATACTCATACATTATCTTTTCTTACCTTTATGCAAGCCATGTTTTGCGTGCTGCTTGCCTGCTCTTGTTGCAGCTCTTTTCTTTTTATTTGCTCTTGCTAATTTGCTTCTACCTTTTGCTGTGGACTTTAATCTATCTATTGTTTTTTTAGGAGCATACACTTCTCCTGTTTCAGATGATTTTTTGCCACTAGGTGTTGTCCATTTTTGTTTAGTCCATTTATCTAAACTTTTTTGTGTAGCAGTTTTAGCCATTACTTATAGCCTCCACCTGCCTTCTTGTATGCTTTTGCTAACATCTGAGCCTTACGTGCTGACCATTGCCCAGGTCTGCCACCTTTGCTACCTGCTTTAATTCTATTAAATATTCTTTTCCTTAGTCCAGGTTTTGTATAATTACCTGATTCATTAACTCTAGATTCTTTTTTACCTCTACTCATCCTAAGAAAGTTGCCAGCCCTACTGTTGCTAAAATAAAAGGGTAGATAGCCCAAACAAGATTATCTAACTTATCAAATCTTTTTGAGCCATCTTGTAACCTTTGTTCTATAGCTTTATATCGAACAGCACATTCTTTTTCATGTGCTTCGATCTTTGCCATAGACTCTTTTACTGTTGCCATTATTGTTTTGCTTTTCCTATATTAATGGCTAATACATCTACTAATTTATATAGCTTCCCTATCCATACATCATCTTTAGGTGTAGGGGTTAGAGCTGCTACTATTGAAGCTACAGTAACAATACTTGTAACTACTGATACTAAATTTAATATAAATTCCATAAATCCTCCTTATGATTCTGGGTTAGTTATAATTTTCTTTTCTTCAGGCACTTCAACCTTTGGTTTCATTTCGCCTTCCAAAAACTGTTTGCGACTTTCAAAAAATCTTTTACTTGCAAGCACTTGATCCAAATCAAATAAAAGAACCTTTTCTTTATTTGTTAAATCTTCTAATTGCTTTTCAGCATATTCCATTTGATTTTTTAAATCGTCTGCGTTTGGTTGTTGAACTTTATCATTCATATCAATATCCTCCAAAAATTATGATAGCACAATTATAGTGAATTGATATCAAAATCCATATTAACAGATACATCTGTTGGGTTTTCTACTTTATCTTTGGCTCTATAAAAAGTTTTCTGAAAAACCTTTTGTGGATATAGTGCTTCTATTTCTTCCTTTGTCCAATTTGCTAATGGTTTATTTGGTCCTTGTATGGCACAGTTATATACAAATGGATATGTTTTTTGAAACTCACCTAGACGAGTTGATCCAGAGTATTTGCCTTCAAGCTCCCAAAAAATTACATTGTTTGTTGCATTATCAATATGCGGTATTGCTTTTTCTAAAACGAACATCAAATCATCTCCTTAAGACTTTTAACTTCATCTGACAGTTCTTGTATTGCTTTTACTAATACTGGTAATAATTTAGCATAAGACGCTTCTAATCTATCAGGATCAGCTTTTAAAACTAAGTCTAAATAATCTGACATATCAAAATCATTTTGTACCTCATCTAACTCTTGAGCAATAAAACCTATGTCTTTTTTACCTGGCATAGAGCCATCTCTTCTATTCCAATCAAACTGTACTGGTCTTAAATTATTTACAAAGTCCATACCAATAGATAGATTCTCAACATTATCTTTATCTCTCATATCAGATAATGATGATATTGTTGTTACATTACATCTTAGGGCAGTAATGTTAGAGTCACCCAATGTGATCTGATTACTGATAGATGTTGAAGATGGTTCAGCATTGTAACCAATAACTGTATTGTTAGAACCTGTTAAGTGTGCATCAGCAGCACGATAACCTAAGAAAGTATTATTAGCTCCTGTTGTTAATAATTTACCAGACTCAAAACCTATAGCTGTATTGTTAGCTCCATTACTTTTATTTAATGAATATGAACCTATAGCAGTATTTTCATCAGCTCCAGCAAAAGCATCACCTAATGCAAGATATCCTAAAGCAGTAGCATCATCAACATTAAAACCTGAACCGCCAGTAACATAGTCTAATGAATCATCTCCTTTACCAGCACGCTGACCAACAAAAGTATTTCTAAAGTTTACATCAGTATTTCTACCAGAACTCATACCAATAAAACAATTATAAGTATCTGTTCTTGATCCTGTTGAGGACACTCCTAACATATAACCAGCAGCATCTCCAATACAAATGTTAAAGCTGTAATCATTGCCAGCTAACATAGTGCTGACACCCATACACATATTAATTAAACCTACATCTCCACCATAAGCACCAGCACCTATTCCTACGTTCTGTCCTAATGATCCATCGTGTGAAAGTCCACAAAATGCACCAACAAATGTGTTAAAACTAGAAGTTGTATTACAACCAGAAAGCGGACCTATAAAAGTATTTCTTTGTGCGTCTGTACATAACTCACCAGTTTGTTGACCTATATGAGTATTGTATTTACCTGTAGTCAGTAACCTACCACTTCTATGACCTATGATTGTATTTAAGCCACCAGAAGTTAAAGACATACCTGTGAAGTTTCCTATAGAAATGTTATAGCTATCATCTGTTAATAATGAATAACTTGCATTACCACCAGTACCATCGCCAGTATCTAAAGCATTAGCTAAGACAGGATTACCAAGACTATCTGTTGCTGTAAAAGTAAATGTATTGCCTTGATCACCACCTGGTAAAGAAGTAATAGTGTGATCTTTATTACTAAATACTGTAGCTGATCCACATAAAACTTCTGCATTAATGTTACCACCAAGATCAGGCTGACCTATACCGCCTACACGATTACCATAAATTTTAAATTGTTGACCAACTTTAATGCCACGCATTTCACAAGTAAGTCCTGATATTTGCATAGTAACTGTTATGGTTGAACTACCATTTACAGCTCCTAATGCAAAGTTACTTGATTCACCAAAAATTAAACCTGTTGCACCAGTTTGAGCTACATCCATAGATTTGTAACCTATAGCTATAAGATCACTTTGTGTTGTATTGGCTTGCAATGTTTCTGAACCAATAGCAATGTTTCTTGCTCCTGTGGTATTACTTTCTAATGTATAAGTTCCTAGACCTGTATTATTGCTTCCTAAATTTGCTTCTAAACAATGAAAACCTACAGCTGTGTTTTGTTCCCCTGTAACATTAAGTGCTAGTGTTTGTGTGCCAACACCTGTGTTGTATTGTCCTGTTGTATTTGCTGTAAGTGATCCACCACCAAAAGCACAGTTACCTATGACTGTATTATTTTCTAAAGCATTTGCACCTACAGCTGTACTTGCTGATCCACTAGTTGATGACTTAAGTGCTCTATAACCAATAGCAACTGAATATAAATTAGAACCAGTAAATGCATTACCAGCTTCAAAGCCAACAACAACATTACCTGTTCCTACTGGATGTGATCCATCTAATTTTATTGTTCCGCCAGATACATCTAAATTACCAGACAAGGTTAAAGCTGTAATAGCTGACGAACCACCTAGTGCTGCTCCATCTATAGTTCCGCCATCTATGTTTGCAGAAGTTGCATTTAAAGAAGCAAACGTTCCAGAGCCTATTGATATACCATCAAAAGAATCTTTTACATTTGCACCAGCACCAATACCATCTGTATATATAGCTTTGTTATCACCATTAGCAATCGTAACTGTTGTACCGCTTCCTTGCTTAATAGTAATAGATTGACCACCAGTTGTAGCATTTTCTATGATCCAAAATTTAGAGACTGTGTTTGGACCTAGTGTTACTTCTCTTGTAGCAGTTAAAGCTACACCTGAAGTAATTTTTAAGTGCATTGATCTAACTTGATCTGATACACCATCAGCCATAGTAAATGTAGTGTTTGAGTCTGCTGACATATTTTTAGTGCCATAGCCTAGAGACTGACCAATTAACTCTAAGTTAACATTAGTCGATGCACCCCAAGTGCCTGACTCATCACCAGTATTTATTTCTTTTAATCTTAAGTTGTTTAAAAAAGTTGCCATATTAGTTTGGTATTATTGTCCATCCTGGTGTTTGTGCATCATTAATAACTTCCCATATTAAAGGTTCTGTTATCTGTCCTGTTGCTGAAACTCCAGTTGGTATTACTGTTATTCCTGTTCCTGCTATTACGTTAGCAGTTGTAAATCCTACGCTTGATTGTAAGGTGTCTTGTGTAACCTCTATTGGTAACTTGGATACGCTATTTACGAAAGATGTAGCTAAGTTACCGAATACTGGTACAGTAACACCTGCCATTATGCAATCCTTATAATCGCATTGTTAGCATCTGCAGGTGGAAATTGTATTGTAAAATCCCCTGCTGTACTGCTTTTGTCTGTTCCAAATGCAAGTACACATACTGCTTTATTAGCTGCACTTGTGTTATATATTAATGCACCATTAGCTGTGATAGTTGAACTACCAAATGTAAGATCATTAAAATCACAAACAGCTGTTTGGTTATCTAATACTGGAGTCACACTTGTTAGTGCACCACCACCAGCTGCATAACCTGTACCTGTTACTTCTTGTGAAGTTGAATATGCAGTCGTTCCTGCTCCTAAACTTGCTGAACTTGTATAGAGTGCTAGTTTAAAAGCATGAGTTCCTGCAGAAAAATTATGTGTACCCACTAAGATTTCTTGCTTAAATGAATTACACATCGCTTGTGCTATTGCCATTACAGTCTCCTTATAATATCAGCCATATCACTATGACCTTGTTTTTCTAATAATCCAATAATAGTAGCTCTATCACTTTGGATTGCTTGCTTTATATAATAATTTAAAAGATGCTCTATGCTACCTTTAAAAGCTTTTGCTTGTTCTTTTACCATAGGATCAGCACCTTCACTTACAGAAATTAATCTTTCCATAATTCTTTCAACCCAAAACTCAGGGTCGTGTCCTTTGTTGTTTGTTGTTGTAACCTTTACATTTGCTACTTCTATTTGTGGTGTAAACATTAGTTAGATACTCTCCTTACTGGTCCAGTTCTATAATTATCTTTTGTATCTTTACCTTCGCCTAAGTTCTTCAATCTATCAATAGCTTCAGCAAATCTTTTTTCATAGTTCTGCATTATATCTGGTGATCCTTTCATAAAAGTATATGCTTCAACTAATGAGCCAAACAGTAATGCATTAGGTGCATTTGTTCCTAACCATGTCTCACCACTTGCTGCTACTGTAATAGATTCTGGTTTAAAAAAATAACTTAATTCAAATCTATAATCTGCATTAGGAGTAGGTGCAATAATAATAGAATCATTGTCAAACAATGAATAATACTTTGGTACACCTTGTGTTGCATTATCAGGATATGCTTCTCTAATAAAAGGTAAGTCCTTATACATCAAATGTTCTAAGCCTGAGTTATCTACTGCCAAAGAGAATGGTGCAGCAAAGTCTAATGGTGCTGCTAAAAATTCATTACCAGTTGATGATGTGCCTTGTACATTCTTTTTATATACAGGCAGGTTTACCATTTTAAAAATACGTTCTTCAGACTGTTTAATAAATAAATCTAAATTATTGACAAAGCTTGTCTCAGTATTGTTTGTATAATCTTGTATAGCTTGTTTAAGCGTTGTATATGTAAAACTCATGTAATTACTTTAACATCTCCTATGTTGCCTTCCATTGGTTGTGTGTGTATTGCTACTGTAAATAAACTAGTAAAGTCTCCTTGATCTGGTCTAGGATCAAATAAAGCTTCTGGATCAGCAACAACATCTCTGCCAAGCTGAAACTGTGGATGATCTGGATCAAAACAAGAATCACAAACACGCAAACCATTTCTAGTTTCGTTCTCTACTTCATATCTCAGTTCAGATAATTTATATGTAAATCCACACCTATCACATTCACCTAAAGCTTTTGAACCTTTTGCATAACTCATTAATACATCCTTAAGTTCGGAGCAAGTTTAATATTAGCTCTTTCTCTTTGTGCACTAGATACTTCATCCCATAGCTCCATATACCTTGCTCTAATCATGCCTATTCTTTCTTGAGCTTCAGGTCGCTTACAAGCAATATTATAAGCAAGTGCATAGGTTAGACAGGGTAAGTATGCTACTGGCACGTCTGCGTTATTTGACGCAGGCTTACCTGTATCTTCTATTCTAGCTATGTAGTCATAAACTAATGTGTATGTTTCTGCATTATCTGGTGCAGCCCATAATACAATATTGTTAGCTGAACTAGACTTTTCTATATAGAATTGTGTTGGTCTAGACTTTAATAGTTTGTTTGCTATGTGACTATATTGTGTTCTAGATATTCTTGTTAGCCTTGTATCTTTTTGTTTATCAGCATCACCTGCATCTGTTCTTAAAGAAACATCTATGATCTCTAAAGAATCTGCTGGTAATGGATAAGAGCTTGTACCTTCTGTAAGTGCTTGTGTAGCTGTAACAACAGTAAATAGATTTAATCCTTTGTTTTGCCATTCAAGAAATACTAGATCAAGTGCACGTCTTGCACCTCTGTATTCATAACCACTTCTTAGTTCTATACCGCAAATATCATAAGCTTCTTCCATGATATCGCCTAAGTCTAAATTAAATGTTGTTGTACCGCTTGTTGCCATTACTTACCTACTTTCTTCATAGCTTTAGTATGAGCTTGTGTGAAAGTTTTTCCTGCTTTCATTTCATCTTTCATTAAGTCCATGTGTGCCTTAGTGTGATGCACAGAATGTTTTTCTAATGTATCTGATTGACGTTTTGTCAAAGACTTTCCGCCTGCACTCATAAAGCCCATCTTGTTACGAACAGACTTAGGTAACTTCTTAAGACCTTTGCCTTTCTTGCCTTGTGGTACTTCTCTTAACTTTTTATTTGCCATTCTTTCCTGCCTTACTTAAAGCTATAGCTATTGCTTGCTTTCTTGGTTTACCTTCTCTTACGAGAGTACTTATATTCTTGCTTACGACTTTTGAACTTCTTCCCTTTTTGAGAGGCATTTTTCTTTCTCCTACTTGCTGGTGAACTTCTGGTAAGTTTACCGAAGTTTGCTCTCGACATTACCATTTTACTTTGTCAGCCCAATATGCTGCTGACATTTTTCCTTTACTAATATTTTTAGCATGACGAGCTTTAAATGATTTACGTTTTGCTTTCATACGAGCAGACTCACCCTTCTTAGGCTTGCCTGCTGTCTTTGCACCTTTTTGTCCAAACCGAATAGTTTTGACTTTGCTGCCTTCTTTAGCAACAACGATGTGAGATTTCTTTGGATGATTGGGTGTACGTTTAGGTTTGTTATATCCAGAAACACCTGCTCGTTTTAAACGAGAGTCTTTCTTTGCTCTAGACATTTACTTTACCTTACCGCCACCATACATTCTTTCAACTCTAGCTTGCTCCATTTCGATGACAGGCTCTTTATTTTTTTTAGCTCCGCCACCCATAGGCATCATGTTGCTACGTAGCATAGCTCTTTTGCCTGCTCCGTATTTCATTTTCTTTTTCATATCTTTCATTATTTGCCTCCTTTGGCTTTAGATTTTTTTGCAGCTTTTTTAGGTGCTGCTTTTTTCTTAGGTGCTTTACCAGACTTGTAAGCTTCATTTACGTCAGGTGTAGATGGATCATCTCCAACTAACTGTCCTTTAGCATTTCTAGCTCTAACACCATTTAGATCGTCTACTTTTGCTTGAGCATCAACTAAATCTGGATCAGGTCCAAATACTGATTTCCAGATACCATCTTCTCCTTGCTCTAGTACATAATACTGTGCTGGGAATCCTGCTCCATATATAATATATTTATCCATAACTGCTCCTATGCTTTTAATAAGGTTAATATAATTGTGTATGTATCACCATTAGAGTGACCTGTAGTAGTAAAACTAATGTTGCCTGTTTTGTTAACACCTGCATTATTAGGTATGCCACTATAGTCTCTAAAGTCCATATCTCCTAAATCGTTTTCATTTAGTTTAGCTATAAATCCTGCTGTACCTGATGATACAGAAAAATTTAAAGTTACATCCATACCATTCATATAGTATTGAACTCTTTGTAAAGATACTTCTGAACAAGGCTGACCATTTGCTAAGTTGCTTAAGCTACTTACTACAACTTTATCAACTGCTGATTCACCTGTACCATCACTTATGTTTGTAAACTTAATTACAGCATTTCTTGGTCCATCTTGGATTATCTGTGTTGTTACTGCATCTGCCATTATTCTTCCTCTACCTCAAATGTTTTATCGCCAGACACACTATTTATTTTATCTCTTGCTGCGTCAGCATTTGCTACTGATTCATCTAATACTAGTCTGCCTCTACTATCATAAACTTTTACTAAATATGCCATTAAAAACTCCCTTTTGGTTTTTCTGCAGACAACATGAGATAGTCTATATCTAGACTATAAGCTGATGCTACAGTATTGTTTTGTATTGCTACTACCAATGATAGTCCACCTGTTGATGGTGATACCAATGGAAATATGGAAGAACTATTCCATTTCATAAAACTTGATATAGAACCACCTGGGTATAAATTTCTACCAACTTGTGCTTTTTCACTATTAATAACTTGATTGTCATAATAGAACTGAAATACTCTAGCTCCACCACTTGAACCCTGTTGTTGCAGACTATTACCTTTACCATGTTCTGAACGTTTGTAAGCAAATGATAATGTGTGATATTCGCCATCACCTATCTGCCCTGATCCTGAACCCATAAATGGTGGCACAAGAGCAGGATCACTTGAAATTCTGCCTGATATTCCTGGATTACCCATAACAAAACCCATATCTGTTTTACCAGCTGCCATTATTGCTTGTGTACCAAAATGTAAAAATGGTGTACTAGCTGCTGGATCAATTAAGCCAAAAACAACTAATGCTTTTGTAGCAGCATCATCATTATGTAACTTGAATCTAACTTTACCAAAAAGATCAGTTTCTTCATCTGGTGCATTTAGTGGATCAGCTCCTGAAGACAAAGCTCCAAAAGGTGCTGTTGCACTACCAGTATCTCCTGCATAATACAAAGCTGTATAGTTAGAAGCTCCACCTGCTGTAGTTAATCTTAAGACACCATTCTTTTCACCATTAACAATAGCAGCAGTTCCGCCACCACTTTGTTTCACTTGATATCTATTGGCGTGCAATGTATCAAAGTCATCAAAAAGTATTTGATTTGCACAATCCCATTCTTTTTTAATCCAATCTGAGCTTGGTAATTCAGATGAATTAGCTACGTTTGTAAATCCTTTATTAAAATTTGTTGCCATTATCTCTCCTGTATTATTGTAAAGCTATCAACAATTAACTTACATTGATTGCCTGCATTAGTATGGTTTCCTAAGAATATACATGGAGTCATCAAACCTGTTGGCACATTAGCTGCTGGTCTTGGTTGACCGCCAGCTTGGTCGACAGATGTAATGTACCAGTTGTTTTTGCCTGGTCCTTTGATTTGTCCTGAAATATCATTGTGATATGCACTTAATAATGGTGCTCTCAAGTTTAATATATCAGGATAACTTGAACTCCAAAATCCGCTTACACTTTTTGTTGCACCACCCATTCTATCGCCTGCACTTCTTAAACCTCTATTCTCTCTGTAAGCTAAATGTAAACTTATATCTTTGTTTACATCAATATCAGTTGTTGGTGATTCACCACCATTACCTACTGTCATAAAAGGAGTTGTGGTATTCTGGCAAATATGCATAAAGAAATTGCCAAGAAATGCTGTATTAATATAAGACCAACACATAAAACCATAAGAATCCTGTACAGGTCCTGCATTGTCTGCAACCATTGCATCAAAATTAGCTGAGTCAGCTAAACCTAACCAAACCTTTGTATTCTTTAAAGTTGCACCAGTTCCTTCAATTCTAAACTTAGCTTGTACTGCTAAATACTTATCAGGTCTTAATTCAAAACTATTTATACCTGTTGTACCACCAGCATCACCTTTAAGCGATAAAGCAACAAGATCACCTGCAGCATTGTCAGTTGTCAGCTCTAATGCTCCACCTCTAACATTTTTTATTGCTGCTGTACTTGAAGCTCCGCCTGTTTCTACCTTTCTTACTTTCCATTGATTTACATCAAAGTCTGTAAAGTCATTGTGATAAACAATGTAATCTGATGGATTACAACCTATAGGCAAGCCTGCAAAGACTGAATCTCTTTCAGAGTTATTAAGACCATTGGGAAAGTTTGCACCTCTTTTATTTACTGCATTACTCACGATACATTCTCCTTACCAAATTCACAAAACTTTCTTTCGTCTTGTACTTTTACTTTTATAGCTTGCACCCAAGCAACTAGACCAGCATCATCAAGATCAAATGATTGTGTATTTACAATTTCTCTTTGACCACCTGGTTTAAAATTTATTTCTTTTAAAACATATTTAAGTGCCATTATTCTTCTCCTTTTGAAAAGCCAATACTTTTAACTTCGCCTTGTTGTGCAAGCCATGCTTCTAAAGCAGCTTGATCTGCAAACTCTTCATTTATAGATTTGCCATTTAATTCATATACTTTAAACATTATGACCTTCCTTTACTTTCTTGACCTACCCAAATGTAATCTACAGACATTGAGTTGGTTGCTGTGTTTAAATTTTTAATTTGCAATGTTGGTGTCATACCATGTGTTTCTCTAGGTAATAATGATAATAAACCTAAAGGATCACTTAGATTTAATCTTCTTCTTGCAAAAAGAATATCGTTTATATATGCAGATAAGCTTTTCTCTTTTGCGTTCCATACGATAGATATATTAAAGAACTCATCATTAGCTATGTTTGCACTAGCAAATGCATCATTGTTGCCTTCAAAGTTTCCGCCATTATCAAAGTTTGAAAATACAAACAAAGGATAAGAACCAATCAATGAATCAAAGAAAAATCCTAAACTATCTTTAGAATCAAATACACCTAAACTAGTGTCAGGAGTATTAAGTCCTATAAATGCTTCAATGTTAGAACTACTAATATCACTAAATTTTAGTCTGCAATCAAACCACAAGCTTTCTGATAAATTAAAAAAGAAAGAACCATTGCTTCCACTATTATTGCCAAGCTGAATATTTACTTGATCACTTGCTGCATTATCATTGGTAATTTTTAAAACACCACCGCTACCATCAACAGGTAATAAGCTTGCAGCTCCTGAACCTGCTTCTACTTTAGTTATTGTCCAATCATCAATATCATATGCTAGAAAATCTTCAAAGTAAGAATGTTGTTTGTAAGGTACTAAATGACCTAACATTCTGCCAATAATATCGTTACGATCTGAATCGTTTACTCCTTTTGAAAAATGTACGTTACCAATTTTTCTGGATGCTCTTAAATAATCTGCCATGTTTACTCCTCAACCACCACTTCTACGCCAGCACCTTCATCAGTTATTTCTTTTATCTTAGCTTCTGCTGTGCTTTGATTTGAAGTTGTTAATACTAATTCTTTTGAATCGCCTACTTCATAAATTTTTATAGCCATTATGTTACTCTCCTAATTCTTGTTGCGGGCTTAATAATTCCAGCGTGAATGTAATCAACATCACAAGACTTATTACCTCCACCACCATGATTCTTAACTGCAACAAAAGGTGTCATACCAGCACTCATGCCCATAATATCATCTGCATTTGGATATACAGCTAAGATCATTTGATCATCTTGATTGTCTTCACCAATCCAATATTCTATTCTTGAGTCTATATTTTGTGCACCAACGGATGGTGGTTGTGGAAGTTGTGCTGTTCCTCTATTTCTCCAAACTATAGATAGTCTAATAAACTTACCACCTGCAGCATTAATACCTAGTGGATTATCTATACCACCTTGCCTATCTGGAATACCATGACTGTCTGTTACTCCTCCAGATGACCACATATTTGTACCACCACCTGCTTTTTGATACGCAGCTAAAAATGATAGTGAGGTAAACATAGATATTGATCCTATCATGCAGTTATTTGGTATAGCACCAAATGTTGGAAAAGCTGTTTGATCACTTGCAAAACCATAAGCTAATCCTATTGACGCATCTACTGCACTTAATTTTAATCTTGTCTGATAAAACAAGTCTCCTTGTCTTGGGTCTAAGAAGTTCATCACTCCTGTACCATCATTGTCTTTTACTGTAAAAACTGCAGCGTCATTATTTGCATCATCTAGTACAATCTTTACTTGACTGTCATCGCACACAACTGTTGTGCTGCCTGAACCTGCTTCTACTTTTGTAACTTTATATCTATTTGTTTGATCGAAACTTTGAAAATCATCAAAGTACTCTTCTACTAATCTTGGATCATTGCCAGGATATTCTGGAAAATATCTTGGGCTTATACCATTGATTACACCTTTAGGAAACTCAGTAACTGGTTTATTTATATCTTGTTGTAAGCGTCTTAAACTGCTTCTCTTTGTATATGATTTTGCCATAATTTCAGTCCTCCTTGGACCAGCGTATTAAGTAATACACCAAAATTATTATTTTAGTGTAACTCTAAAAAAAATTATTGTAAATAAGAAAAAGGGGAGCAGAAGCTCCCCTTACAAGAATTAACTTGCTCCTGGTGATCCGAAGATACCTAGTGGATCAGATACTCCAAATGAATATCTTTCTCTAGCTTTGTATCTAACGTTACCAGTATTGAAGTCACCATCCATGCTTGTTTGCATTGGTGATCTAACAAAATGCTTCATACCATCAGGTATATCGGTGATGAGATAGAAGGAGTTTACATCTGTTAAATAATGATTAACAAAGTAACCTTCTGGAACAACACCATTAGTTTTGATAGCATTGACATCGTTGTTAGCTGAACCAGGCTGATAGTCTGACTCAAGCAGTCTTGTAGCAACAAACTGAAGTGCTGAAGGCACAATCAATCTTCTTGCTCTTGCTGCAATCTTAAGTCCTCTTTCATCTGTCCAACCGCCAATTTGAATGATCGCATCTTCTAAAGAAGCTTCGTTCAAGTCAGCACCAACTGTAGGTCTGTTACTATTTGAACCACCACTTACCAATGGGTGAGCTGTGTTAAATAGTGTTACGCCATCACCTGAGTTGAATGTTGTAAATCCTGCATTTAAAGGATTCATAGCTTTTACTTGTTTTGTATAAGCCATTGCTCTTGCTAATGCTTTGGTGTATCTACCGCTAAGAGAAACGTAAAGGTTATCCTCCATTGCTTCTTCTGTAACTGCAAAACCCATTGCAATAGTTTCGTGTGTATATCTAGCCACGAATGATTCTTGAGCTGTATCATAAAGAATCGCTGAACCTTCTGCTTTTACTGGTGCTGCACCAAAGCCTGAAAGTTTTAGTTCTTCTTCAAATGATCTATCTGAGTTCTCTGACTCATAGATTTGCTCATGTTCATTTTCGTAACCATTGTACTCTTCACCAAACAGGGCATTAAGACCTGGTAATAATTGATGAAGCTGTTGTGCTCTACTTATAGCTGCCATAATTATCTCCTATTATCCTATACCAGTTGTGTTAAGTAATTGATGTCCTACGTTAAACATAACTAAAACTTCTGGATGAGATTCATCAAAAGCATCTTCTGGACCATTAACAAAGTCAACAATCTTCAGAGGAAGTGTATTAGTTGTATTAGCTGTAGAAATATCAATGTTATTTCTGCTCAAACCAATAGCAGTACTTCCTGCTACTTGGTTTACTTCTACGTTTTTACCAAGATCATCTTGGTCAACCACACCATCGCATTGCATACGCATAACTACGAATGGATCAGATTGTACATAAGCAACAATATTGTCAGCTGCTGTATTAGCAGGATAATATTGTGACTGTCGAAATTCACCTGAAACTGGATCAGTATATGAACATCCTAAAAATACTCCGATTGGTGTCAACGTTGCTGTACCAGTATCTTTTTGGATAGTGGTATTAGGGTTGTTGTCATGCCATTTTACAAAGTCACCAAAGAATATATCTGTGTTATATCCGTTAGCAATTTTGTAATGGACTATTTTATCGTTATATGCACATGATACTAATGAGCTTACAGGTCTTGCACCAAATGGTGAACTAACTTGTGCCATATCTTTCTCCTATGGATAAAAATAAAATTAATCTAAAATTTAATTATCTCGTCCAAAGGTGGTCTTGCTACTTCTTTCATAAACCTCTTTATTCATTCGAGGATCATTGTCTTTAAAGTACGCATTATCTACTGTATCAATTTGTGATTGTGCTTGCTTATCAAAGTACTCTTGTCTTTGTTTTGCAAGGTCTTCAGGTATCTTGCACAGTAATTGTCCAGCAACTTCTATGTTCCCTTTCTTTGCCCATTCAGAGTTATAGTCTTGAAGTATCTTTAGTTCTGGATGATCTTCTGCTTTGCAGGCGACCCATCCTTCTCTAAACCTTCTAGACACATTAGGTGTATCAGCATTTCCTAATAAGGAAGTTCTAATCCATCTAAAGACCCATCCTGGTTGTGGATCAGGTGCAGGAAGATTAACTGGATTTTCCCAGCTTTGAACTGCTTGTTCTGCCTCTCGGCTCTCTTGCCCTCTAGGGGTACGCACTTGTTCTGAAGAATCAGTTTGATTCTCATCTACGATTTTTTTATCATCTGCCATACTAATTCTCCTTTAATAATTCAGCGGCATACTGCTCGTTACTAATACCAAGTTGTCGTGCTAGTCTAACTTGTTCCGCACTAAGCTGTACTTTACGAGGTGTTTTGCCAGTTGTCCTCGATACTGGTGCAACTACTTGTGAAGCCTGCCTGTTCATAACAGGAGCTTCTTCGACAGGAGCTTTCGCCTCTACTGCTGTAGTCTCTTGTATTCCATAAAAATTTGGAAACTTGTTTTTCATAGCATTATCTAATTCAGTATAAAAATTTGGTGAATTAGGATAAAGCCCTTTGCTTGCAAACTCTTCTTCAAGATATGTTGCATAAGCTGTCATGTCTCTATTTCTGTCACTCAAAAACCATGAGTTGTTAGATAACCATTCTTTTAATGCTGGATTATCATCAACTTCTTGTGTAGGTTGTGGTTGTGCTACTGGTTCTGGTTCTGGTTGTGGAGCTGGCTGTGCATTAGCTTGCCCTTGATATTGACCAGAATTAATAGCTTCCGCTACTCTTTGAGCATACGTAGGTGCTGTTGCTTTAGCTTGCTGTGCTTGAGTTAAAAGCTGTGTAGCTGCTGCAATCTTTTTAGGATCACCTTCCTCATTAGCCTTTTCAAGTTGCATAGTTGCAAATTGTAAAACCCAATCAGCACCTTGTGATACAGATTTATTTAATTCTTGTGAACCTATATCTACTTGTCTTTGTAGCTGTTCATTTTGCTTCATCAATGTTTTGATTCGTTCAACAGCTTCGTCTTTTTCTTTGGTTGTTTTTTCTCTTTGTTGTTTCTCTTGTTCTCTTTCGTAAACAAGTTTGTTTATTCTTTTGCCAGCTCTTTCACTATATCCAGCAATTTCTTTATCTAACTCTTCGTCAGTAGCTGGTTCTTGCTTTTCTTCTACAACTGGTTCTGGCTCAACTGCTTGTTCCTCATCTTGTACTTCTACTTCAATGTCATCAGGAACATTAGCTGTTACATCATGCTTTACACCAAAGAACTGTTCCTCTGGAGAAGATTGTTCTATGTTATCGTTTACGTTTTCTGCTTCGGTACTCATACTGCTCTGTTAACTCCTTTAGGGTCTTCGACTACACCTTCGATAGTGTCGTCATTAACAATACGAAACTCCTGCCCATAAACATCTATTCTTGTTCCTGAGTATGGTCTTATGATTACCCAATCGCCAGCTTTACACCAAGGACCAGAAGGGAATCTACTTTTATCTGCATAAGCATCAGCACCAAGCTCTAGGACTTTACCAATAACTGTGGCAACTTCCTCTTTCTTCTTGCTCTCTGATGTGTATTTGATTATGCCACCCTCAGTCTTTTCTTCGACCTGTGGAATAGCAATTAGTATTCTATAACCTTGTGGTTGTGGTATTGACTTAGCTCTCTTCTCAGCACTAATTTTATCTGTCATAGCAAAAGTTCCTATTCTCTAGTATTTCGATCTACCCAATCTAATACTTCTCGTTCAGCAATGGCAAGTCCTTCGATAACTCCTGTAAGTCTTTTGTATTCTGCAAAATCTTTACAGCCACCTCCAGCGATACTATCAGCATGATCATTCATAATGTCTCTGAATTTCTTTTTTAAAAACTCAGATAGTGATTGCTGTTTGATATCATTTACCATCTTTTATGCTATCTTCTGCTATTTTTACTCCTAAGTCAACCCCTTTCATGTAATCTTCTCTAGCTTGCTTGCTTTCTGCTTGCTGTGCATCTAGCAAATCGCTAGCAATTTTTTGTCCTAAGTTTGCACCAGCCATTCCTTCTTGAGATTTAATTCTCATTCTTTCTGTCATTTCTTTCTCTGCTGCTTTAGCAACATCAACAGTAAGCTTGGCTTTAGCTATCTGCATATCATCGTCATGCTTCTTAGCTTTGATTCGTAACTCTTCTTGCTTCTGCTGAATGATTGGGTCTTGTAGTTGTTCCTGTATCTGTTCAGCTTGCTGTTGTCTCTGTGCTTTGTTAGTTAGAATGTCTGAAGCTTCAGCAACAAGAACACTCAAACGTTTCTCTAGCTCTGCTGGTAGTGGCTCACCCATAGGTGGTAGCTCTATACCAAGCTCATCTTCAATTTGTTTTCTGAACTTAAGTTGTAAATGATCAGTTACATAGCCCATGCCAGCTGCTTGTATTGCTCCTGCATTTGGACTTTGTTGTAGCAGTTCAAGTATTTCAGGATTCTGTTGAGCAGACATAACTGTTTGTATGTGTGCATCGTGATCCTGATATGGAAATGCTTTGACTGGTTTACCACTAAGAATATTCTGTACAGCTGATACTGGATCAACTGGTTTGATATCATCTTGCAATGGTACTATCTCGTCTGTGTCTTTAATGCCAAGAACATCAAGCATTTGTCTATGAAGTTCTGGTAAGTTGTACATCTGTGGAGCTGTTTGTGATAACTGCATAGCAGCCTGATACTGCATAATCCTTTGCGACATAGTTGCTGCATTAGGATCAGAGACAGGTAAGACATCAATTCTTTTATCAAAGTCTGACTTCTTAATATCTTCTTCTTCGCCAGTCTCATACGGATACTCTGGATTAGTAAAGTCTCTAACAATATCAACCAAGAGATCAAACTCTCTTCGCATAGAAGCGTGTAGTCTTGCTTGTACTGCACTCATTACCTTCATGTTTCTTTCCAGCAAAGCTAGTGTAGTACCAACAGGAGCTTGGTTATTCATATCAGATATCTTCATATCAGAGATACTGGCAAACCTTCTGCCCTCTTCGACTATGTTTTGAAGCAGTTGATACAGAGTTCCACTTGGTTCTTTATATGGAAGAAAAGTGATGTTGTCTTTGATCGCACCGCCTGGAACATCCACATCTCTAAACTCACCTGGCATAATTGGAGTATCATCGCCTTTAATGCGAAGACCTCTAGCTTTCAGACCGCCTGGTAAATTAGATAGTGTACCTGCATCAACTAACTGTCTTAATATACTGGTAGCTGATTTACTTAAACCACCAATCAAATGCACTAAACCAAAACCATAAAAACCTATACCTGGTAAATACTGGTAGTGAACAAAGTGATTTCTTTTTTCTTTTCTTGGATCATCTTCATAATAGTTTCTTCTTATGCTTAAGATGATGCCTGATGGATAATCAAGTGTAACTATATATGGTAAGGCTATGCCTGATGGCTGCCCTTCAACCATATCTTCAAACCCTGGTAGGTCCAAGTTTACTTGCATCTCTAACAGAGTGTGCCTGTTATCGTATGCTTGACTGTCTTGTTCTCCTGTAATCTCATCGTATTTCTCTGAGACATCTGTGTTTCTTTCTGCTGCGTCAGGTACGTTTACATCTCTATAAAACCCAGAGACTTGCATCTTACGTAAATCATTATTGCTTTTCTTCATTACGTGAGTAGCTCTCTCGCAAGTTTCTAAATCAGACGCACCATAGTTAACAACCATATCTTCTGCTGGAACAAAATGTCCGCATGGTCTTTCTAGGCTTGGATCAAAATATATCTTTCTAAATGCTGACCCTGCCAACGGAAGTGAGAACAGAAGTTTCTCTGTCTCAGTTCTGTATTCTTTCATTTCATACGTCAGCAAATAGTTTAGATAGTCTTGTACTCGACCTGCTTGCTTTTCTTTATCGTCAGTCATCTTACCAACGACTTGTGTTCTTACTGGACCTTTGGCTGGAAATATCTCTGATATTGCCTGTGATTGAAATCGCACCACAGCTTCTGACAACATAGGATGGAAAACTCCACAAGCTCCATTCCAAGGTTCTGTTCTTTCTTCTATCTTTAGACCAAGCTGATCTAAACCTTTGGTGTAACTTTCTTCCCATTCTTTACGAGAATCTTTGTCAGCATTGAAAGCTGCTACTAAGTCTGACCCAATACCATTAAGGATGTCTTCATTAATGTACTCTGCTAAGTTTTCATAAAACCCTGCATACGCACTTTGTAGTTCTTCTTGCGGATCAAAATCTACGATCACGCCACCATCGTCAGTTTCGATGGAAACTGCGTCAGGGTTTTCTATTGTTACTTCTATCTCTCCTTCAGCGGGCATACCTTCTACGCCATCTTGTTCAGGATTCAATTTTTCTATAGCCATTCATCTCCTAGTAGTAATTAGCTTTTCTATTGTGTTCTAATGGTTCGTCTTCTTCATCGGACTCTATTGGTATAAATCCGCCTTGTCTAAATCTTAACAGAGCTTGCGTACTGCTATCAACTAAATCGTCATGTTCCATATTAGGAAAGCCAGCAAACTCTTCAATAACTTCTTCACCCCATCTAGTCTCTGGACACCAGACAACTCCTGAAGCAAATAGATCAGATACTGCATTAACTCTTGATATCTTATCGTTCCCTCGACTTGGTGTGTACTCTTGTACGGGTATGCCCATAGCTCTTAGCTCAAAGATAAGTGGCATCCCTGCAGCCTTTGCCTCAACAATAAAAGCATCTGGATTGTATTCTCTATACTTCTCCATAGCCCTGCGTTTCAAATCAGGAAACTCTAATCGTTCTTTGTAAGCATCTAATAA